GGCAGCGCATCATCTGCCTACAGCGTGGAGACGTGGCCGAGTGGTCGAAGGCACTTCCCTGCTAAGGAAGCATATGGGCTTAAACCTGTATCGAGGGTTCGAATCCCTCCGTCTCCGCCAGTATTACCCCACCGTAGCAAACCAATCCCCACCGAAACACACGGAAAGCCATGTAAAATGCGGCTTTCCGTGGGGTTGGCCCCCACCGAGTCCAACAATAATCCGCGTTACCACACCGAATCACACGCCACACGTGTAGGTATCCGTGTAGGCACGCGAGCTGCTGAAGGGGGAACATGCCTACAAACACTCTAACCGACGCGCAGTGCCGCAAGGCCAAGGCCGAAGACAAGGCGTACAAGCTATTTGATGGTGGCGGGCTTCATCTCTGGGTGTCGCCGGCAGGCGGCAAGGTCTGGCGCCTCGCCTTCCGCATTGCTGGCAAACCGAAGACCATGAGCTTCGGTTCCTATCCAGCCGTTTCCCTGGCCGATGCCCGAAACAAGCGAGATCAGGCCAAGGAACAGCTTGCGGCTGGAGAAGATCCGATGGCACCGCGCCGCGCAAACCGCGCCGGGCTCAAATTCAAAGAAGCGGCAGCGATGTACTGGGATGGCCGCAAGGATCTGTCCGACTCCTACCGCGCGAACGCGACCCGTGCCATCGAAATGCACATCAATCCGCACCTCGGCGATAGGAACATTGATAGCATCACGCGCACCGACCTGCTGACCGAGCTGGAGGCCATGGATGCAAAAGGCCTGCATGTCTACGTCCGGAAGTGCCGCATGTGGGTTGCCCAGGTCTTTGACTGGGCAATCGAACGGGAGCATGCAACGATCAACCCGGCTGCATCGATCAACACCAAGAAGGCTTTCGGCAAAGTGGCCGTCGAACACTTCGCAGCCGTCGAGATAAAAGAAGTGCCGGCACTGATGGAACGCCTATCGCTGGAGGGGCAATTGCAAAGCGCCCTCGCCTGCAAGGCTCTCGCATACACGTGGAGCCGAACGACAGAGCTGCGGATGATGGAATGGACTGAGCTTGACGGCGACCTGTGGCGCATTCCTGGTGCCAAGATGAAGCGCCGTCGAGACCACGTGGTACCGCTGACGAGTCAAATGCTGGCCATCATCGAAACTATGCGGCAGCGATCACGCGGCGGGCCGTATGTATTCCCCTCAGATCACCGGATTGACAGGCCAATGAGCGAAAACGCAGTGCTTTACCTACTGCACCGCATTGGCTACAAAGGGAAGATGACCGGCCACGGCTGGCGGTCGGTCGGTAGTACCTGGGCAAACGAAAAGGGATACAACGAAGATGCAATCGAAAGACTGCTGGCGCACGCACCGGAAGACAAGGTCCGCTCTGCATATAACAGGGCGGAGTATTTACCCGAGCGGCGGCAGATCCTGCAAGATTGGTGCAACTGGCTAGACTCGCAACTATCGGGGGACGTATGAACGATATTGGTACAGATGTATGGGATTGGGAATTCTTTGAGTCGGCGGTTACTACGTCTCTTTATAGTGTTCACGACCACGGGCCTTTGTTCGGGCCAGTCACTAGCTTCTCAATCGTCAGAGACGATGCATTGAATCTCATACTAACCACGACTTCAAAAAGTAGCAGTATTTCCGATGCTGTTGAGCCGCCTGCAGGAACGGTAGACATTGCTGTGGCAGAAGTGAAATTAAGCAGTTTCTATGGTTCATCCGCGATCGCAAGCGGCGTAATACCGCTCAGCTATCAAAAGTCATTCGTAACTAGAATGTCGCCAGGAGTGACCACGCAGATTTCTTCCGTCACCTCTCTAACTTGGCATAGCCACCTCGACACGACACCCTGCTACATTATGGAATGGGTCGAGAATATGCCAACGGAGTTTCACTGGCCCGACTCGGACCACGTATCAACTGAATCGTCCCGCACCCGAATTTTGCATGGTCCTGAGAAACAAATAACCCTCTCTGGCACAGCAAACTCATCAAGCAGCAGTCATAGTTGCGTTCGCCTAGTCATAGATGGGATCGAACTATTCACCGGTATCTCGCGTGCCAAGGTGTCCCACATCAATAAGCCAGGCTTCATTCTCTACTACGGGACACCCGATGAAATGAGTCGGAAGAAAATAAGGGAATGCTTGTCGTTCTGCCTGGGAAGTTTGTTGCTCTACCTGGGAGAAACGTCATTCGACGATAAGTGGGTTCCCACATCATTCCAGGCAGTTCGTGGTCATGCACTTGTCGACGAAGCGTCACATTTGTCTGGCTCACCTCCTGCTCCACTCAGCACAAAACGAGAATTCGAGCTGCGCCCTGAGTTGCTCAGTCGAATGGTTTCCGGCCTCTATACGATTTACGACACCTACAACTTAAGAAATGTCTTTTGGAATTATTGGCACGCACTTGCTGCTCCAGTGCATATGGCGCCAGCGCATTTTGGGGCCGCGATAGAGGGAATACAAAAGACGTTTTTCCGGGTCAACGAGTCCCGCGTCGACGGAAAGATCGTCGGGGACAAACGAGTTTGGAAAGACTTGCTTGCGAAAATGACCGCGTGTGTTGAACAAGCAAACCTAACTGCCGACCAAAAAAGAATTTTGCAAAACAAAACGGCAAATCTAAACTCGGCTCCCCAAAGCATTGTCATGGAACGATTTTTTGAATCCCTCGGCTTGGGAATCGGAGCATTGGAAACTGATGTTTGGAAGAACAGGAACAGTGCGGCCCACGGGGACGCGGGGGGGGCAGACGATGGAATTCGCTTGGTGCGAGAAAATAAAGTACTCAACATCATGATGAATCGAATATTGCTTGCCCTCGGTGACGGGGCTGACACTTACTACGATTACTACACGCTAGGCAGACCGACACTCGCTCTATCCACTGCTGTGGCAGATGATAGGCCCCCTGAACCTGAGGAGGAACCTGCGACGGCCCCTCCCCTATCAAAACTATGACCCACGGCGAGCCGTCACGGCTTAGTCGATATCGATTCCGGCGGCGCGCAGAGTCGACAATTTCCAACCGCGCGTTCGCTGTGATATGTCGACGTCTGGCACAGGCAATTTCCCGCTCCTGAGCCAACGCCGCATGGTTTCGCTATGCACACGAAAGTGAGCCTGAAGATCGGCCCTCCAGATTACCCGATCAGATTCTCCGAGCTTGCTGTTCGCGATCATGACGATACCCCTGCCTCCAGCGCCGCTACCGGCACTGCCTGAAAAAGACCTCCACAGTCGTGATCGAGGAGAATCCATGCCCATTGCTCGCCATTGGCGATATGTCGGCAGAACATCACGATGCGGCCAGACTTCACTCCATCGTCGCCCTCAAATTTGACACGACTAGCGACATCGAACATCTCAGCCATAGGTGACTCCGTAGCGAATACCAGCTACCAGTGCCCACAATCCCATCACACTGCCAGCCACCGACAGAAGGTCAGCGCACGGCGCCGAAAAGTGATTCAACGCCGCCTTAAGCACGCTGAAGATACCCATAGAGGAAGATGCCAACAGAACGATCAGGCAAATCATAAAAAGACAATGCACGGTAGAACCTCGCTTAAAAAGGAAATGGGGATAAAGGGAACGGATACAGATCAGTGTTGCGATTCGGGTCATGGTCGGCTCGCTGGATGTACGGTCACGCAGCACACATCAAACATGCGCTCGGCAGCAGCAGCGACTGCTGCGCTGCTGACACCCAAGGCGTGAAATTGATAGGAATGCGTGATCGTGCGCACGATCACGCGGAAGGTATTCATCGCGGATGCGGCTTGGGCGTCGTTTTCGGCACGGCGGGTGACGTACCGTTCTGCTGGCGAGGCGGCAACGGTTCGCGCTTGACCGGTGTCTTGTCGGCGCGTCGCAATCTCAAATAGGTCATGTCGTGGTCCTTTCATTTGTTGGTTGTTTCAGGTGGGTAGTTTTTAGATGGGGTGGCGTAAAGACCGAATTGCTCTAGCTTGGAAAGCGGAATAATTTGCAGATTGGAGATGCGGCGGTTGTGGATGGTCCGTTCGCAATCGCCAGTGATGACGCCGGCGTGCTGCATCTGTTTTTTGAAGACGCGGTCGCTCTTGACCGGAAGGCCATTCCACTTTTCGCGCAGGGCTGGCGCGGTCGATATGTGATCCATGATGTGACTGGTGCGTATCAGTAAGGCCGCATCGTCATCGTTACCCTCCCAAGTAAACGGGAAGGTAAAGCGCCCGGCGGCGATCTCGGAAAGAGCTGTTTCCATAATCCACACCCATGGCTCGCGGTCGGCGCTGGTCTCGCCGATGTGCCGGTTCATCTCTTCGATCAAGTGATCATCGAAATCGCCCTGCGAATGCTCAATGCCGGCGAACTCGCAAAGGTATTGCCATGCCATGAAGACGGCGGCGTAGTTGCCGGACATACGCAATGCACCTTCGTCCTGGCCGCTGGCGCGCGAAGAAGAAAGAAAGATCGCGCGGATCTCGCGGTAGCGATTCAGCACTTCGGAACGTGACAGCCTTGAAAGGAATTCCAACCAGGTACGCACGGGGAAACGTGGCAGATCGTCGGGCAACAGGGGCCCTTTCTTCCCGGTCAAATCCGTGCGGATGATCTTGCCCAGGAGCGAACGAACCGGAACGTCTTCGCCGGCCAGCAGGACCGGAGCGGACAGCAGGTATTCCGTCATTTCCGTGCCGCGACGTGTCACCGTGTACTGGTAGTTTTCTTGCAACATGCCGACCGCCTTGTCGATCACGTCTTGGCGCCGTGCGGACAGCTCTTCCCACCCAACAGGATGCGACGTATGGCTGATAGAGGTCAGCAGACGAAATTCCGTGGTCAGCGACTGGCCGGAAAACATCGTCATTCCGATGGCGCGCTCCAAACGCTTGATCAACGTCGACTTACCGCTGCCCTTGTCCGACTGGATCATCATGTGCGGCCAGAAGCCCAGGAGCGCCTTCAGATGTCCGCCGAGTGACCAGGCCAGAGGGAAAGTGGCGGCATTGCGTTTAAACGTCGCCTGGAACGCGTTAATCACTTCCTTCGCGTCACGGGCTGTGCCGGTCGGAAAAGTCAGGTTGTGATACGGACATTGCTTTTCCGGCTCCGTGAAGTAGCAGTCCGGCCCCTCATTCACTATGAGGGAGCCATTGCGCCAAGCCAGGCCGACAAAGTTGGCGGCATGCCGCGCGCCGAGATCTGCGGTGCGCTCCAAAATGTTGACCATGCGAGAGAAAGCGCCGCCGGCCCATACAGGGCCGAACTTCTTCCAGCCATCGATGTTGTGGAGCTGCTCATCCATCATGACGCGCCGTTGCAGCGCGGCGCCATGGCGCGGAGTTTGCACCGAGACGGCGAAATAGACCGCCGGCTGGTTATCCGGATCTCCGGTCATGGTCGACGTGGCACTGGCGACCGACACCCGCGAGATAGAAGCGACACGGAAGCCGGCCAGGTCGGAGATGACCGGCGTTTCTACAGTTTCGCCGTCGCTGTGTTCGTGCTTGTCCACCTTGCTGATGTAGCTGGTGAAATCCTGACGGACTCGAAACTTCCAATACTGAGAAAAGTCATGTGGTGGCAGATAGACGCGCTTGCGGCCAAGTGTCCCGGCCTCGCCCGGCAGGCCAGGAATGAGCCAATGTTCCAGCCGGCCAAGCCAGATCTTCAGATCGTCGGCGCCACGCGCCAGCAGGACGTCGTTGACGTCATTGAGCGGCTTGCTGTCCTTATCGAACCAATCGGACTGGTCAACCTGAATCACGCCGATATTGAGCGCGGTAAGCCGCTCAATGAGCCGCCACGCCGCCTCAGGTCCTGGCCGATGGCCCGCCTGCTTGTGCCCCTCTGGAAATGGTGGATCGTTGTCCAGGCACGCGATGACCTGCTTGCCGCGCAGGAAGGTCCAGTCGACAAGATCGACGTTGCCAAGACCGCGCAGAGCAATGGCGCAAGCGCGGTGATCCGCCGTCTCAATCGATAGGCAATTGATTGCCGATTCAACGATGTAGACGGTTGAGGCCGCTTTCAGGCGGCGCAGATCTGACGTCCAAATAACGCCATCCTTGTCACCCTGCGACTGCGTCTTGACGTCGCCGTTCGCCGCAGCATTCAGAAAGCGCATGTCGACGGCACGAACCATCGTGGTTTGAAGATCCCGGACGATGAAGGCGGCAGCATTACCGCCGTGGCCGACCTGCCCTTCCGCCACATTGTCCGATTTCCACGTGTTGAACCCTAGCGTCTTGTTCCGGATCGCGGCGTCAATCACCGCATCGCTAATACCACGCCCATTAAGATATTCACGGACGCCGGTGGCCTCCTTGATGCATTTGTCTGCAATGTACTCAGAGCGCGATTTCTCACGCGCTGCCTGGGCTGGCTCCGCACGCTTGTCGAACGGAATGGCATACGTTTCATGCAGCCAGATCATCGCCTCGCTAACGTCCGACATGCCCTTGACGTACATCACAAAATCGACGCACGATCCCTTTGCGAATGGCTCGCCATCGGCGCTGTAGTCACGGAAATGCTTGCCGGCCTTATCAATTCCGATAGATGGGCTTTTGTCCGGATGATGTGGGCTGTGATAGTTCGCTTCTTTGCCCGGGCCACGTGTTAAGCCCAGGCGCTGCGCGAGGTCATGCAGGTCAATGCGATTTTTCAGTTCTTGGATTGATGCCATGTTCAGTCTTCGTCGCCGGCAGCGCGGCGTTTCAAATCAATAAATTGGTCTTGGGGCAAGCGAGGTTGCGAATCGAAACGGATGCGTTCCAGCGGTGCCGAATAATGGTAAAAATCAGATTCCGGCAGCGATGCACTCGGCTCGTCCGGAAACAGGTTGTCGGGGATGTGATCGCGCCAGCAGTGCGCAATCGCAGTCAACGTGGAAAGCAAGAGTGGCGACGCGGTCTCCAACGGAACAGTGATGCGCAGCGCACGGTGCACACGTTGCAGATGTTCAAGCGGGACGTCCGTCAGAAGGCTGGCGCTGGTCATCATTCCCCTCTCGTCGTGGAAGCAAGGAAGTTGAATTTTTTGCGTTGTTGAAACTGGCGGATGCGGTCCGAGGTCGACTGAGGTGGACGCTTCGCCGATGGATCGCGGCGCGCCCTGGATGCATCGAAAGAGAACTTGCTGGACGACTTAGCCATCACCATTCCCCTGCGATCCCGCCGAGCGCATCCAACGCCACGGCGATCTTCTTGGAGATTGCACGACCGCCCTCGTAGACCACGCTCCATTTCAGTGGATGTTCTCTAATCGATTTCAGCTTGAGCATCGACGCCGCGTAATGGAACTCAGGCAAGTCGCTCGTCAAACGTTTACGCCAAAAAGTCTTGTTGCTTTCCAGCTCGGTGAGCACACACGATGTGTCTGTTGACATAGTTCACTTTCTTCAGGATGAGCAAATCCCGCATGCCTGTTGAGAGGCATTGCACGTGGTTGAAACCAATAGGAAAAATTCAGCTGCTGATTAGCAGCGGTACGGCGTCAAGGCGGTTCCATCTGGAGCGCCAACTGTGCTTCGGCGATGTGGGTGACCAGGCCAGCGCGGTTGATGTGCGCCGACAGCGGCAGACGCACCTGATGGTTCGGCACTGCCGGCGGCGACAAGGTGCGGGCCGCCTCCAGAGTGGCGACCCAAACAAAGCCGCAACGATGGTTGCGGCAAACAAACGTGATCTCGCGCAGGGTCAGGGACAGCGTCTTGCTTGTCCGAGCTATCGCCCTCGACTCGCAGTGAGGGCATTTCATCGATACACCGCCATTCATTGCTGCACTCCTTTGCCGGCCAAATACAACGACCGGCCACGCCCGGTGGTCTGCCGGGCTTGGCGGCGCAAACGCGACTTGGCAAGCCACTCTGCGGCCTGCTGCACGGTGTCTAAGCCCTGTTGCACACGGATCTTCTCCAGCATGTCCAGCTCGTCGTCGGTAAAAATGGTTTCCTGATCAGGCATCTTTTTGTCTGCCGAAAATCAGCTGTTTGCGGCCTTCGCGCAGACGTCGTCGCGCGATAAGCTGGTGGTGTTGTCAATGCCGAGCAGCAAGGCGGCTTCACGGATGACGAGCTGACGCAGCAAAGTGGATGGCTGTTCGCCCTGGTAGTTTGCGAGCGCAGTGATCAGGTCATGTTCGTACTGATCAAAGCGCAGCGTCAGGCGGTTATTTCGTAGGCGTTTAGGATCTGGATACATGACTTGCCCCCTATGGTTTGACGAGATCGGCTTCGTAGGCTTCCAGGCCGCGCAAGAAGATCATGCGAGCGAAGGTCGCACGGGAACGCACCTCATCAGAGGCGTATTTGTCGGTCTTCTGGATCTCGTCCGGCGTCAGAGGGATGGCAATTGGCTTTGCTTTCGGATCGCGGGGCGTACGAGGGGCAATAGCTGATGTTGTCATAATGTATCATTAAGATTCATAACGGATTACTGCGGATATTAGTGCACAAATGAGCACTTGTCAAACAAAAGTGAATAAATGAGCACCATCGGAACACGACTGAAGGAAGAGCGCCAGCGCGTGGGTTTGAATCAGGACGACTTCGCTGCCCACGGCGGGGTGAAGAAGCGCGCGCAGATCTCCTATGAACAGGATGAGCGGTCGCCTGACGCCGAATACCTGGCAGCGGTCGCTGCCAAGGCTGGCGTTGACGTGCTGTATGTGTTGACCGGGAAACTCGCGAACGTGACGCTGACGGACGATGAAACTGAATTACTTGTCGGCTATCGCAAGATGGACATCAGGGCGAAGGCTGGCGCGCTGGGCATGATTGGCGGGTTCAACGCACCAGCACCTGTCTTCCATGGTCCCGTTGGTCAGAACATCTATGGCGACGTGACGGCGCCGAATACCGTCAACATGCCGGTCGGTAAAAGCAGCAAAGAATAAAGAGCATGCCGCCGCGCGCCGGTGGCAGCATCACCAAATCGGGGGAACCATGAAAGCAGCAACTGTCGCCAGTTCGGCGATTTTTTTTCTTTGCAGTGCCGCGCTTGCTGAAACGCTTACGGCACCTGCCGACACGCAAAAGCTGCTGTCGCAAATTCCGGTGACCGATAAGAGTTTCGGCTACAAAAATCTCGCTGAACGCCTGCCTAATCTGGGCATGACAGTTCAGTCGATTCGTGTCGAAAAAGTAGCCAAAGGCGAAGAAGAACCTCCCGTGTTTAAGGTCGGCGACGTGATCATCACTATCAACACGTCCGAGCCAAACGGCGCGGTCCGCTCTATCTGCCAAATAGCCGGCAACCCTTCATACGTGAGGCGCGGAAACAAGTACATTGCTCAGAATCGCACCGCGTACTGGCTGATGACAAACCGTTGCGACTTCAAAGGATAGACAACACGGTCGCGCATAAGCAATAAGAATAGGCAGGCGATGAGTGACAGAAAAGAATTCCATGGATGTGTCGGACAGAACGTTTTCGGGAATGTGAATGAAGCACCACGCAACAACATCTTTCAATTGAATATCGGGACTACAGATCGACGCTCGCTGACTTCATTGCAGCGAAAAATGATCACCACTAAGGTCAAGGAACTGGTGGCGCGTGGTGGTCTCGATCCTCTGGACGTGTATCGAATCCTGCTCTCAGATTTTGGAGTGGATACGATGGACGAATTCCCACGCGACAAATATGTTGAGGCAATGTTTGTCTTGGACTACTGGGTCGCGGAACTTGCCGATAGCCGGCAAAAAGATCGCCAGCGTGGAAGACCCGATGATTGTTCCGACTCCGGCAACGTCGCTCAGGCTGTTGCGCTTTCCATTGAGCCGGTAATAAAACGAATGACCGGATATTCGCTTGCAATGCAATCAATTCTTGCCGTCCTACTAACCGGCGCATTTGTGTTTGCAGTCATCTTTAAGCCTGTCATCGCCGAAGCACAGGGTGAGCAGCATGACGGCTGCAGCATTGATGGAAAATCGTTTTCCGTTGGCAGTTGGGCAAAAATGCCGAATGGTGAAATTCTAGAATGTGTTGACTCCAGCGATCATTCCGCCGCGTGGTCTGGATCACGGAGTCGTAAAGCGGCACTAGACAAGGGCTAGGTGAAAACATGGGTTCGATGGTGCATCTCACTGCTGGGTCGGTGGAAATAGATTGGGGGAAAAATCAAGGTCTCACTTACCACAACTCTCTGTTCAGAGAGGGTGACCAGACTGTTGGCCCGTATGCTTACGTGAACATCGATGACGGATCGCCGATTGTCGAGTACAAGCAGTGCCTAGCCCGCCCACTTGGCACATTGACCAGACGCCTAGATCTATTGGGGTATTCAATGGCCGAATGTGAACTTCACTATCGAGTCGCGATGCATTCCCTGGCGTTTGAGGAGGGTGACCCAGACAACGACTTCAATAAATTCGTCAACGTTGTGCGATCACTCCCATGGGAAGAGGAAGGCCCGCATAAAGACATCGCGAGAACTGCGCGTCGAGCCGTAGAGTCAAAACTGATCACTGCTGAAGACGAGCTGATGCTGGTTTGGGCACAAAGCATGCATCCATATGTACTGCTGCGAATCCTGGCTGATGATCCAAAATTCAAGTCGCTTCCAGTCCGTTGGTTGTTTGCAGACGTAGTAGACGGTGGCTGGATCACTGAAGAATCCGTGAAGCCCGGACCGGTATCGCACGGCGAAAGATGGATTGTGATCACCGAAGGCACTTCAGACGCCTTTATTCTGAAGAAGAGCCTAAATTCTCTTTACCCCGATTTGGAGGATTTTTTCGATTTCATCGATATGACCGAGCGCAATCCGTTTCCCGGTGTCGGAAACATAGTCGCACTGTGCCGGGGGCTGAAGGTCATTGGTTATGCAGGTCGTATGCTAATTGTGCTGGACAACGACACTGCCGGCAGGGGCGCGTTATCTGAAATCACCGCTTTGGGCATTGAACACTCCGTAAAAGCGATCTGCCTGCCGAATCTAGATACACTGAAAAACTTTCGCACGTGGGGGCCAGCCGGCGAGGGCCGCGACGATATCAATGGCCGTGCGAGTGCCATTGAATGCTTCTTAGATTTAGAGATGGATAACGGATCTGAACCTGCGGTGCGATGGACTGCCTATGATCGTAAGCTACAGTCCTACCAAGGCGAGCTAATAGCCAAAGATGACTATACACGTTACTTCAAAGAAAATTTTCCACGAGAAGAATCGTACGACAGCAGTAAGCTACGTATCCTTTGGGAATACATTTTTTCTGTGTGTGCTCCTGCCCATGGAGCCACTGTTTTCGAGATGTACGAATGAGACTGCCGAATCACGTGCCAGTCGGCTCAGTCATTTGTATACTCGTCGATTAGCTCGCGACGCTCCGTGATCTTCGCCCATTCCAATTTTGCCGCCCGCCGCGCGGTAAATTTGGTGGCGTAGACCTTAGCCAGCTTCTTCGTGCTGCCCTTCTTCCCGGCCAATTCGGTGCCCGTTTTCTTCGATACCTTATCTTTCCATTCTGCGGTCACACCCGTGATTCCCTTATCTGGATCTTGTGCAGGCTCGGCTGGCGACGTGTCGGCTTCTTCAGTTTTCGTCTCCAGCTCAATGTGAGTGGTGAGCCCGTTGCCAGGCGTGACGCTATGAGTCAACTTGACCGCCAGCCAATCGGTGGCGTCGATGTCAGGTTTGAAGCCACTGACTTGCACCGGTGACTGCGGCATCGCTTCCGGGACGCCCACGGCCAGCGCCAGTTCAAACGTGTAGATGCCGCGCTGTATCCGCTGCCATTCTGCGCGCGCAGCCTGCAACGCATCTGCCTCGGTGGCGAACGTTGTGCGCAGCCGCTTGGCGTTGCCGGATATACCGGCCAGCACACTACGCCGCGTCGCCCGCTTCTGGTCGTGCCAGTAAGCGCGCACGCCGCTGTAGCTGTCGCGTTCGGCAGAATGATAGCGATGTTGATCGCCAGATTTTCGCGTGATCTTTATGGTAGGCAAATCCTTGCCGCTGACCGTCTTGCTATGGTTGGCCGGCGCGAAGATGAGCACATCATTTTTGACCGTGGCGACAGCGTCGTACTGCTTGCCCAGACGGCGCAGGAAATTGGCGTCGCTCTCGCGCGTCTGGTCGACGTGCTGAATTTTCTTGCCGCGAAGCGACGCGGCACACCCGGATTTCAGGTCATGGCTAAATGCGATCGCATCAATGATCGCGCCGACGGTGGTGTCGTGGAAGCTGCGATCCTCCAGCTGGCGAAAATCATCGATCAGATCCGCGGTGCGCGCGCGCAGCGTGATTTTGTCGGGCGTGCCGCTGTGTTCGACCTCATCGACAACAAAACTTCCCTTGTTGACCAGGGCCTTCCCAAGCCACCCCAGCATCAATTCAATCTTCTCACCCTTCGGCGGGATTGCCAGTTTGCCGTCCGAATCATCCAGCGTAAGATCTAACTGATCTGCCTCACCACCACGGCACTCCGTCAGCGTCAAGCTCATGAAACGCGGTTTTATTTTCGACGTCAGGTCGGCGCCGCCGAGCGTGATCTTGAATGCCGGCTGCGTCATAGGAATTTCCCTGCGATGTCTGTCACCTTGCCGATTGCATCCTGCACGTTGGCGCTCAGATTGCCGAGACCGGCCATATCCGCCACCTGCGACACGCTGGTGATATCACCCAGGTCGCCGAGCAGCGACAGCAAACCTTCATCCTTACGCTTGAGCGTAATGGTGAAGTCCAGGCGGGCCGGGTCGCCATCGGCGCCCAGGATGCTGTGTTTCTCGTTCAAGCTGGTAATCAGGAAAGTCCCGTACACCCGGCCAGTTCCCTTTATCAATATCCACGCCTTACCCGTATCAGCCATGGCACGCACGGCATCAAGCGAGAACGCGGAGCCGGTCAGCTCCGGCGCGATCCATCCGGTGAGCGTGATGGTGTCATCGCCATCGCCGGTGAATTGAAAGGCGTCGCGGGCGCCGACGCGCGGGTTGCTGACATGGCGCCACTCTGTCTGGCGATCCAGTTCCTGATAGGCAGCGGTGTCGAGACTGAAAATGAACATGCCAAGGGCCATCATCATGGGCGATTACCTCAATTATCGTAGTCAAATAATCCAGATCGCATCCGCGATCCCTTGGCGCGATCACGCTTGTCCAGCTCGGCGGAGACCGCAGCTGCGATAGCGTTCACGTCCATGCCAGGGGACGTCTGGATGATGATCTGGATGGTGTCGTGGCTGTCGATGCTGGCCGCAGCTGCCGCTCCGCCGGCCAGCGGTGGCCGACTGTCGAACGACATCGCCGGCATGGCGGCGGTGCCGATGGCGATGCCGGCGCCGAGCTGCGCCAGTCGTTGCGAAAGGCTGGTGACCTGGGATATCGGGCCTTCTTCCCCTTTGTCCAGACCCTGCGCCAGACCCTGCATGGTGAAATCGCCCAACTCCGCAAACACGCGGCTCGGACTGTGAATGCCAAGCTTTTCCTTGAACCACCCGACCACGCTGGAGCCAGCATTGACCACGGCATCCTTCACCGTTGACAGCGCACCAGTGATACCGTTTGCCAACCCCTGCAAGATGTTCGCGCCGAACTCGGTGAACTTGGCCGGCAGATCCACACCGAACCACCCCATCACGGCAGCGAAGGCTTGATAGAACAGGCCCATAGGCGACCAATTGAGGATGAGGGCGCCAATTCCCAGGAGGCCACCAGAAAACGCCGCTGTGATGCGATCCCACAGTCCGGAGAAGAACGATTTGATCGGGTCCCAATATTGATAGATCAGCATCGCCGCGACAGCAATGGCCGTGACCGCCAGGCCGATAGGATTCATCAGCAATGCGCGGCCAAGCCACATGACCGCCGTGCCAGCAAAGCGGAACACGTTCGCCAGGCCGGTCAGCACGCTACTCAGGATGCCGCCTTGAATCCCGATAGCTTGGAAAGTGAAACGCAGCACCGCGAACGGGCCGAGCACGGACGCCAGTGCCAGCATCGCGGGACCGACTACCAGCAGCACCCCGGCCAGGATGCCGAGGGACACAATCAGGACCTTGGCCGTGGTTTCGTGCCGCTCCATGAATCCCGTGACGGCCTTGACCGCGCCAATGACAACTTCCAGCGCACTGGCATAGAGCGGCAGCACCTTCGTTCCCATTTCGAGTTGCAAGTCATGAATCTTGGCCTGCGCCTCGATCTCCTTGCCTTGCTCGGTGCCTTTCGCCAGCCCATCAAGTGTGTCGACATCGGCGGCGCCACGGTTGAGCGCCGCATTCTTGTGGATCTGGTCGCGTTGCAGATACATCTGTGAAAACAGGTTGGACGCTGTCCGGTTTGAAAAGATACTGCCGATGGTGTCCAGAACCTGATTTTTCTCAGTAATGCCCTGCTTAGCGAGCTGTGGCAGCAGGACCTTTTCCATCCATTCAAACTGGTTTTCACGGAACAGGTCGCCGCCCTTGATAGCCCCCGGATTGAGGTAGGAGATCTGCCCGACCTTGTCATGCTTGACCTTGCTCATGTCACCAATGAGGCCGAGTTCTTCCAACTTCAAGGCGGAACGCTTGGTCGTGCGCCCCTGATAGAGATTCTGGTATGCGCTCATCAGAGACGTACCGACCCGATGACCGCCCATTTCCTGTACCAGCGGCTCCATCTGGTTATAGAACGCGTCATCCTTCATGCCTTTGGCAGCAACACCACCGGTCTTGATGACGTTGAGCCATTCGTTCGGCCCAACGCGCCCGCCAGTCGCAGTCAGCACTTTCTGCACAATATTGGCTTGCTTCTCGAATTCGGCTTTGCTTGCCAGGCCACCTCGCAGCTCGATCACCTTCAGCATGTCCATGAACTTGCGGTCGTTGTCAGCACCCTTCTCTTCTCCGTACATGGCCTTGTTGGCAAACTTCATTTTTGAGAGCAGCGGCGACACCATCTCCGCGTGATGCACATCTGCAAACACAGTCATGGCGTCACGCATCAGCTCGACGTTTTCCAGCTTGCTCGTTCCGTAAGTCTTCATTTCCTTGGCGAACTTGAGTGCCTCCGCGTTCGACTTGTCTCCGAGACCGAGCGCCTTCACACGCGTCGTCTCGGTGCTGTAGTGCTTCGCTTCGGACAATGCGCCTTTGATCGGCATCGCCATCGCCATGCCGGTCGCGGAGGCACCGATGCCGGCACCCGCCAGATTCGCCGCCGTGGAGCGAGTCTTGTCCATCTGCTGGCGCGCGGCACCCATGCGCTCCTGCTGTTTGGTGATCGCAGCCAGTTTAGCCTGCTGGGCGCCGAGCTGCTCATTGGTAGCAGCGATGCTATTGCGCAAGGCACGTTCGTGCTTACCCATGCCTTCAATGCTGATGCCGGCGGCGGACATGCGATCTCGCAGAATCTGCAGTTCCTGGCTCTGCTGTTGATTGGCTTCCTTGATCGCACGGGCCTTGTTGACTGCACGGTCGAATTCCCGCGTCATTGAGCGCGTCGGATTTTCGACTTCCTTCATACGCAGCG